GACTTCTTTGCCTTTGCCGTGAATGATCTCGGCGGGCACGTTCGCCGCGTGCGTCGTCCATGTGAATTGCACCGCGCCAGTCGCCGAGCGCGACTCGACGCGCTTTTCGATCGTGACTCGATGCCGCAGCCGCCCCGCGCGAATCGCGATCTCTGTCGGATAGCGCGAGCTGCTCATAGCGTGAAGACCCGATCGGAATAGAGCAGCGCGTCGGCGGTCGCGTTGTCATAGAGCTGCATCATCGAAAGCTTCTCGCGGTTCGCGATCAGATCCGACACGATGAGCAAGATCGCCTGCTTGAAGCGCGCCGGGATCGCCTGCACGTAATTCGGCGGGCTGCCGGTCGTCGGATAGCCTGCCTTGTACGTCACCGTCACCGCATTCGAGACGAGCGCAGTCGGGGGCCATTGATCGACGCCGAAGGCTGGCATGATGCGCCCCGGCTCGGCATCGACATCGACGCGATACTGATCCGCCGCGAGCGTCTGCTGCGCGCCGAATTCGTCGATGTATTGGATCGACGTCACGCTGACGATCGGGGGCATGAGCAGCTCGATCACGGCGGGAAACTGATCGAAGTTCTCGCGCCATGTCCGTTGCACAAGCGTGCGCCGCAGGTAGGCTTCGACCCATTGCCGCGCAGCCGGAAGCGTGATCGACAAAATAAAAGAGTCTGCAGGATTGCCGAGCGGGCTGCCATAGAGCGGCATGAGCGCCTGAACATGAATCTCGTCGATTGTCACCGGCTCGATCGGCGGCTGCGTGACCTGCACGATCGACTTCGCGCGCACGCTGCCGTAGCCGAACATGCCGCGATCGAAAAAATACTCAGTCACGAGAAGACATCCTCAAGAGTTGCACGGCGAAAGACAGTGAGCGCAGAGACGCGCGTCGCGTTGATGACCTCGATCCCGGCAGCCTGCAGATCGATCGCGAGCTGCCTGAATCCTTCCCGAAAGTATTCATAGTTCGATTGCCCATCACCGCAGTCGCGTGGATGATCACCGAACCAGTGCTGCATGCCCCCCGTTGCCTGCATGTCGTAACCGATCAGCACGATCCGCTTCGGAGCGAAGTGCGCCGCGAGATTGATCGCCTGATAACCCGAGTTCGCCCCGGTGCGCAGTATCGTCGGATCGGTGCTGAGTCCCGGCTTTTTATCCTGACCCATGAGCACCAAGTCGAATTCACGCGCCGCATCGACATCGATCGTCCAGCGGCTTGCGTGATGCTTCGTCGCCTCATTGTGCACTTTCCACCAGCGGAAGTCGCACGAATAGAGCCAGTCGCACCAAGGTGCTCGGCGATAGTTATCGCTCACCGCGAGCACTGCCGCGCGACCGCGGACGAAATCGCACTGCGCTTGCGTCAGGCTCGGCCCGCTCGCGATGCAGACGATCGTGCCGCCTTGTTCTGCGGTGCGCGCTCGTGCGCTTTGTTGCTCGGCGCAGCGTCGATCTTCTTCTGCTTGTCGGCGTCTGAGCCATGTTCCAAAGGGACGGCATTCCCCGCTTCGATCTGCGCTTCTGCCAGAGATCCGGTGATCTCGTCGCCGGGATAGAAGTTCTTCGGATAGTGCTCGCCATCGGGAGCACCGTAAAATTCTTTTGTGACTTTTGCTTTGTTCATGGTCTTGCCCTTCCCGTGCAAAGTTGCTGGCGATGATTCGGCAGCATCGCCAGCAGAAAGCCCTGCCAAGCTTGAGACGCGGATCACACTGGAGCGATCAGCTCGTGGCGCACTTCATGACCTTGATCGCGTCGGAGTTGAGCAACAGCCCGCCGACGCGCTTGCGCACATAGAACTTCACGAAGCCGGGGGTCGTGATCTCGTCGAGCGTCATGCGGACACCCGCACGATCGACGATGAGATACGCCGACTGCCAATCTGCGAACGCGATCGGCGTCGTGTTCGAGCCGAGTGCGGGCATTGCTTCGGCTTCGATTACGTCATAACCGAGCAGCATGCTCGGCTGATTCGCGGCGAGTCCCGGTGCCCAGAGATAGTTGCCGAAGCCGTCGTGGAACTTGCGCACCTTCGAGACCGTCGCTTTCGCCATCGACCACTTTGCGCGCATGCGATATGCGGGCTTCAGTGCATAGATGATGTCGAAGAGCACGTCGCCGGGGTTGCCCTTCGGCGAAGTGAGCTGGTCATTCGGGAAGCCGCTTGCGTTCTTCGACGGCAAGTATTGCACCGAGAAGTCGGGACGCTGCGGGGAAACACCCCATCCATCGACGACCGCCGAGATCGCATGCAAGAAGCCTGTCGGCTTGTTCGAGCCGTCGCCGGTCGCGAACGCGATGCCCTCGCCCAGATCGAACGCATTGACGACATCGCCGATGAGCCATGCCTGCACGTCGAAGAAGATGTCTTGCAGTGACTCTTCGGTCGCTTTCGGATAGGCGTAGATCGTGCCCATCGTCGGCTTGACGTCGATCAAGCTCGGCGTCGTCGTCAGCGTGCGCGAGCCTGCTTCGCCCACCCACCCGTAAGACTCGCCGCGCTTGTCAACGAGTTCGTGATAATCGGACGTGCCGACTGTCACGACCTTGCAGTATTGCCGGAAGGGAGAGATGTCGAGCAGCTTCTTCGTGATGACGTCGCTGATCACCTTCGGCACGCCATAGCCACCGTCAGCGCCGGTCGTCGTATCGACGTTCGTGCTGCCGCTCTTGCGCATGAATTCGGCGTGCTTCTGGCGATTGTAGTCGCGCAGCGCCAGACCCTTGCGCTTCAGGTTGTCGAGCACTTCGGGATTCTGCTTGCCGAAGCGAATCCAGTCGAAGAAGGCTTCGCGATAATCGACTTCTTCCTTGATCTCGTTCTCGTCGTTGACCGCACCGGGATTGCGCGGGCGATCGAGCTTCAGCTCGGCTTTTTCGAGCCGCGTCTTGACTTCCGTCAGCACGTCGAGAGCCGTCTCGATGCGCTGCATCTTTTCCTTCGTGAGATCGCTCGGCAAGCCGCCGGTCAGCGTCTTGATCTCAGCCATCTCAAGCTTGTGCGTCTTCTTGAATTCCTCGAAAGCCGTGCCGAGTTGGGCAATGACTTCGGGCAAATTTCCACCATCAGCAGCCATGATTTTTACTCCAAAATTGGGAAAGGTTATGCGCTGATCTTCTGCACAAGTTGCAGGAGATCTTTTGTGCTGTCGTCTGCATCGACCTCGCGCCGATTCTCAGAATGTCGCCCGACAAGCTGCTTGGCGATCGCTCGCGGAAGCCCTACGTCACGCAGGAACTTTTCGAGACGCTTGCGGCTCGATAGAACTTCTTCGAGCATTCCAGCCGGTATCGCGTGATCGGTGAGCCACTGGCTCCTAACCTGATCGACGTTCGCCGCTTCGTTTGCAGGAAATGTCACGGGCGACACTTCCCACAAAGTGATTTTGTGTAACTTGTTGACATTTGCATTCTGGTCGAATTCTTCGCCGCCTTCCGGCACCGAGAAGCCGATCGACAGACCGCGAATCGCCTTCATCTTCAGCAGCGCGCGGGCTTCGCGTCCGCGCGTCGTGTCGAGACAAAGCTGCCCTTTGCCGCGCAAGCCGTGCGCGTCTTCGCTCATCTCCTGCCAGACGCCGAGCGGCTGATCGGAGCGGTGCTGCCAGAGCATCGCGGGCATCGTGCCCTTCGCCGCGTGCACGGCAAGCGATTCCTTGAACGCACCGGGCATCACGATGTCGCGATATGAATCGATGTTTCCAAACACCGAGCAATAGCCCTCGATCGTGCCGTCGTCGCCGATCGCTTTGATCTCAAACGGTCGCGTGATCTCTTTCGTCTTCATGCTCAAGCCTTCGGTGCTGGTGTAGGTGCGGGCAGCGCTGGCGCTCCTTCCGGTGCCGGTGCTGGTTTCGTGTTTTCGCTGGTCTCGCCCGTGTCTTCATCGATCCAGCCGGTCTGCATCGGCGGATCGAAATACTTGTCGCCGCCTTCGCGCGCATTCATGCGCTCGCGATGCCGCGCATCGTTCGAGCTGATAACACCGTAAGCGATGCCCTTCGCATATGCGTTGTAGCGGTTCACGAAGTCGCCAAGCGTGAAGTTATCGGTATCGAACGCGAAAAAGTGATCTTTCTGCTCCTTCGGAGTCAGCAATTCGCTCTGGAACTTCGAGCAGGTTCGCTTCATGCGCGGCGTGAGCGAAAAATTCAGGAACGCGCGCGAGATCTGCTCCAGCCCGGTGCCCCATGTCGTCGCTTTCTCGGTGTCGTTAAGCAGGAACATCGGCACGCCGAAGATGCTCGCGATCTCCTGCTTCGTGAACGTGCGTGACTCGATG